TTCGCAACCGCTCCACTGGTGCAATCACCACCATCAGCCAATTCAAGGCTGAACATCCCACCACCAGCTTCCCTAAGCAGATCACAACTGCCATCCTCGATAACTACGGCTACGACGCTGTGTTGAATGGAGCGGCGGCTGAAGTTACTGCTCCTTATGGCGTCAGCACCCGTGATGGCGTTGAGGAAATCAACGGCCAATGGTTCACTCGTTTTGTTGCTGGTCCAGTTTTTACTGACACCACCGACGACGAAGGTAACGTCACCACTGCTGCTGACAACGAAGCTGCTTACCGCGCCAGGGTTGATGCAAATGCTGGAACGTCAGTGCGTGCAGAACGCGATAAAAAGCTGACTGACACTGACTGGACGCAAATGACTGATAGTCCTTTGTCTGATTCAGACAAGACTGCATGGGCTACTTATCGTCAAAGTCTGCGCGATCTGCCGACAGCTAGCGGTTTCCCACATACGATGACTTGGCCTGAAGAGCCGTCCTAATGCAATGATTGTTGATGGCTAAATCACTAAGCGGTCAAAACTTTGTCCCAAGCCGTCCTAAAAAGACGCGCCAAGGCAACGGTCAACACTCAAAAGCGTCCCATGGCCGCAAAAAATACAAGGGCCAAGGTAAGTGATAAGCGATAAGCTGAAGTCGTTATAGTGGTTTGAGGAGGTGACGTATGGCTGTCAACCCTGGAACCTACAACTTCAAAGTACAGCGTGGTGCTGACTGGAGTGTTCTGCTGCAATTCAAAGACAGCAGTGATGATCCAGTCGATTTGACTGGCGCGACAGTTGCAGCGCAAGCATGGAATAAAGCACGCACTCAAAAATACGCAGATTTCGGCATTGCTTATACGAACCGAAGCAATGGTCAGGTAACAATTAGTTTGACGGATACAGACACGACAGATTTTATTGATGCGCTGTATTACGACGTGTTGGTAACAAATTCTTCTGGCATAAAAGACTATTACTTGGAAGGCATTATTAGCGTTGATCAATCGTACACAAGATGACACAAGTAAACGTCACCACACAGAAGAACACCGTTACCGTCAACAGCAACGGTGATGTCACAACAGTTACGGCTACTACTGCTGGGCCGCAAGGCCCTCCAGGCGACTTTGATTTAGTTCAGTCCAGCAAAGTAGACAAATCGGTCATTTATTATGACCAATCAGCCGATACTTTTCGCGCTGATAATGTCTACACAGCAGAGACTCTTACGGATGGCGGATCGTTTTAGACACCCATCTTTTTACGCCTGGATGTTCCCACCATCCTTGAGTTATGTCTAACACTATTCGGATCAAACGCCGCGCGTCAGGCGCGTCAGGCGCACCATCGTCTTTGGAGAACGCCGAACTCGCCTTTAATGAGGTCGATTCGACTCTCTACTATGGCGTAGGCACAGGTGGTGCCGGTGGCAGTGCAACTACTATCGAAGCCATTGCTGGTGCTGGTGCGTTTCTTGGCCTGAGCGGCACTCAAACTGTCACTGGCAACAAGACCTTCTCTGGAACTGTTGCTCTTGGCAGTTCTGCTACTGCTTCAACACCCACTAGCGGTGATGACAGCACAAGCGTTGCAACCACTGCTTATGTGCAGGGTGAAGGCTTTATCACCGGCAACGAGTCAATCACCATTTCTGGTGATGCTTCTGGTTCAGGCACCACGTCAATCAGCCTGACACTGGCTAACAGCGGTGTTTCTGCTGGTACGACTTCCGGTATCACTGTTGATGCTAAGGGTCGCATCACTGCAATTACTGGTCTGGCTGCTTCGGATATTCCGACGCTGACTGCTGCCAAGATCAGTGATTTTGACAGCACCGTTCAGGCAAACCGTCTGGACGAGATGGCAAATCCCACCGGTTCGGTGGATCTGAACAGCCAGAAGATCACAAACCTTGCAACTCCGACTGCTGCTTCGGATGCTGCAACCAAGGGTTATGTCGATGCTTCACAGCAAGGTCTGGACGTTAAAGAGTCCGTCAAGGCTGCAACCACTGGCAACATCACGTTGTCTGGAACGCAGACTGTTGACGGTGTCTCGCTGAGTGTTGGCGATCGTGTTTTGGTCAAAAACCAAAGCACGGGCTCGGAAAACGGCCTCTATGTAGTCGCTTCTGGCAGCTGGAGTCGTGCTGCTGATGCTGATGCTGACAGCGAAGTTACTGCTGGCCTGTTCACCTTCGTCTCTGAAGGTACGGTCAATGGTGATGCAGGTTTCAGCCTGACAACCAACGATGACATCACTGTTGGTTCAACTGCACTGACCTTCACCCAGTTCTCTGGTGCAGGCAACATCACTGGTGGCGATGGCATTCAAAAGTCAGGCTCTGAACTGAGCATTGACGCCAAAGCCAACGGTGGTCTGGTCATTGAATCCAGTGAGCTTGCTGTTGATCTTGGTGCATCCAGCATCACCGGCACTCTTGCTATTGCTGATGGTGGTACTGGTGGAACGTCAGCTTCTGCTGCTCGCACCAACCTTGGTGTTGCCATCGGTTCTGATGTCCAAGCTCACGACGCCATCTTGGATGACGTTGCAGCCCTGACTCAAGCGGCTAACAAAGGTATCTTCTTTGATACCGGTAACTCTGCTGCCACGTTTGACCTGACTGCTGCAGGTCGGGCACTGCTTGATGATGCTGATGCTTCTGCACAGCGCACCACGCTTGGATTGGCAATCGGTACAAACGTACAGGCTGCGAATTCCAACCTTTCAGCGATTGCTGGTCTTACCAGTGCTTCCAACAAGCTTGCCTACTTCACAGGTAGCGGCACTGCTGATCTGACTGATCTCAGCGCTTTCGCCCGTACTCTGCTGGATGATGCCAATGCATCTACAGCACGTACAACCCTTGGTGTTGCGATCGGTTCTGACGTTCAGGCTTACAACGCAAGCCTTGCAACGATCGGTTCGCTGGCTACTACTGACGGTGCATTTATCGTCGGTAACGGCAGCAGCTTCACTGTTGAGTCTGGAGCGACTGCACGCACCAGCCTTGGTCTTGGTTCTATTGCTACTCAAGCAGCGAACAATGTTGCGATTACAGGCGGCACCATCTCAGGCATAGAACTAGATGGGGGTTCGTTCTGAACTTTGATAAACATCCTGCCGGGTAATACCGGCAGGTTTTTTTATGGACACTAATTAGAACCGTCCCATTGACTCTGCCAGTAAAGTAGGCAGCGGAAACGTTTCCCCACTCTTCCATGATCAAACCATTTGCAATCGCTGTCTCTGGTGTTCTCGCTGGTTCAGCTGCTTTTGCAGGCCCTTATGCCAACGTGGAAAATAATGCTGGATACCAAGACGGTTTCCTCGGTTCAACAACTGACCTTCACATTGGTTATGAAGGCGGTGATGAAACGTATGGTTTTTATCTGCAAGGTGGTCCCGCACTAATTTCTCCTAACGGAGGTGACGTTGAAATGGAACTGTCCGGCAAAATTGGCGGCAGCGTTCAAGCCACTGACAACTTCGGTGTTTATGGCGAGGTCAGCTTTATCACCACTGATGAAGAGCCTGCTATCGGCACCAAGATTGGCGCTACGTGGAACTTTTGAGATTCAAAAGGCATTGAACTACGCCAGCGAATTTTTCCGTGTTGTCGTGGTTCAGTGCTTGCGTCCGTCGCATTGGCGTTATTGCTTCCCGCCAACTTGGATCGTTCCTTACTTGTCGGACCTGCGTGATTACTACACGACGGTTCCATACGCTAAAGAACGTGAATACTTGCTGGAAGCCGACTAACATTATGAAAGCTCTTCCTCACCTCACACGGGAAGGGCTTTTTTATTGCATGTAAGGATGAATGAGGGTGACAGAAGATGGACATGGTTGAGCTTCCTGTTCTTCCTGTGTGGGGAGTGCCAGCAAACCCTGAACTTGGGGTTGAAGTATCTCTGCCGACGTTGGAACTTTCAATTCCTCGTGGTCGAGGTTTGATTTTGCCCTCTGCAAAACAGATGAGGCAGCAGATTCAAGCAGAACAAGAGGAGCTAGATGAGCAAAAGCAAGAAACCCTCCAACGCCTAAAACCAAAGAAACCCCAAGGCATCCAACAAGTACCGGACGTCCCACAGTTCAAAGAAGTAACTGAGTTCACGCTACCGGGAACTGACATCAGCATCCCAGTTCCACGGAAAGAAATTCTTTCTACTGCGATTGTGACGGCTGGGGCGTCTTCTGTTGCTGCAGTTGCTGGGACACTTGTTGCATCAACGCTTTTAAAGCGGCTCGTTCAGCTTCTAAAGCCTGTAATGAAGATTGGTATGAAGCGTCTTGCAAAGGTACGGGGTCGTCCTGCGCCTGAAACTTTTGGTAGGCAGCGATTGAGACAACGCCGGAACAAAGAGAACCCAGCTGGCTCTTAGGGTCAAGCATATAACCACGGTCATACAGGTTTGCGCATTCTTTTGCTCTGACCAATAGCGAATCAAGCTTTTCTTTGTAGATGCGTTGTCGTGCAAGTTCTTTACACATCTCGCTAATTGAACCATCCAACGGCGCTGCTATACCGAATTGAATGCCCCAGTTACCTGATCTTGTGTAACTGGTGGTATGCGTGTCTGCACCGAGATAAAACGGCGTAACGTTCAGGGTTGCACCGTTGCAAGATATGCCTCTTCCCATGTGCTGTCTTGATGGCGCACCATTGTTATTGAATTGCATCGACGTGTTGGTGTTATTGCTGGTTGCCGCTGCCTGCGGCCCAGCGATATTTTTTACCTCTTCTGCATTAACGGCACCGCCAAAAATTATTGCGCAAAGACAGAGAGCGTGGTGGTAGTGGAATCGGTTTCGATGGTTCGTGTTATGTCGGTCGTTTCGATAATGCCTGCAGCCCTGGTGGTGATTTCTAAGCTGAAATCTTCTCCTGCTGTAACGATGTCCCATGTTGTTGTCGAATTAGTAATGTCAGCAGCACTAGGCTCTACGTTAGTGCCAGACCATGAACTAACAGCTGCGCCATAAATTTCAGTCGAAACTGTTTCGTCAATCGTCTGCGTCGTGGTTGTCGTTGCGTTGACGGTTGCGGAGGAGAATCGAGGTGTAACTGTCTGCGCTGTTGCTGGTGCAGCTGACAACAGGATCGCGAGAATGAGAAAGCGTTTCATTTGATTGTGGCGGGTGATTTGGGTTCGTCTTTTTTCTTATTTTGTCTGATGTTGACTCCCATCGCAGCCATGGTTCCCGTAAGCAAAGATGCCGGGAAAGTTGGATCGAGCGACTGTTTGAAGACTCCTAGGTAATTAGCAGTCAAAATCGCCATGCTCCATACAAGAACAGCAAGTTTGACAAGATCACCAAGTCTTGAATGTTCTTGTTCCTGCTGTTGCGATTCCACCGGTTCAGCCATGATGGTTAGGACGACCGACACCTGTCATGTTAGAGATTTTTGCTGCTGTGACAGGCGCTAGTGTCACCGCTGCTGCAATGTCCATAAACAATGCAGGCAAGCAAAACCTGCAGACCCGTGAAACGTTGGCACGACTGACGATTGCAGTCGAAAACCTTGCTGAGCGGCTAAACGTTTTTCATGATGACGTAATGCGTAAAGACAGCGAAGTGTTCCAAAGGTTGCGGAATCTAGAAGCTTCAGTCGCAAGGCTTGAAGGGCAACAAAAACGCACCTAAACTGTGCGCGTTGCAGGTTTCCTCATGCTGCTGCTGTTCAAGCCAATCTTGATGTCATTCATCAACAGCAAGGCTGTTCGTCAGTTGGTGATTGATTTGCTCAAGGCTGCAGCCAAACAATCAAGCAACACCGTCGATGACCAACTGGTTGCTCTTGTTGAGCGTAATCTGCTTGGCCCCAATGCTTAATTTGCTGAAGTATTTCGAGCATTTCAGGTTTGGTGATCCATATCAACATGCAGCCATTGCACAGTTAGAGGAGGATTTGCCGCAGCATCTGAAGGATGAAGATGCGTTGTGGTTACAAGCATGGAAAGCCGCAGGTAAGGAGCAACAGGTTTATGCGCCCTATTACCATCAACTTTCATCAGAGACTGGTTTTGGCTACCGCGAATGCTTTTCTGCGGTGAGTGCGATGGCTGCCGCGTTTCATCAGCGCGTTGACAGTTTTGACCTTTACAACCGGATCAGAAAGCACCTAGGAGACACAACATCGGTTGATGTGCAGCTAAATGCGCTGCGCACTTTGGGGATTGACGCTGAGTTCAGGACTGATGGCACGTTTGATGATTTAGAGAACGAAATTGATGCCGGTCGTCCGGTGATTGTTATGTATCTCGACAAAGGATCAATAAGTGATCCTGTATGCAATGACGACGGTTGCGGGCATGTTGTTCTTATCGTTGGCTACAACCGCGAAGAGCTAATCATTCATGACCCTATGGGCGTGCCAGACATGATCAATGGTGGTCATAAAAATCGCGAGCGTGCTGATTATGTACGCATTAGTCGTCAAGCATTCAAACCTAGGTGGGAAGTTGAAGGTGATGGCACAGGCTGGATGATTATTACGCAGTAGATCGCCCTGGATAAACTGTAAACAGTTGCAGATGCCATTTGATGATGTATATCAGGCAACTGCATGGAGCATGAAATTAACGAGACGGTTCTAGTTCCGCGTAAGAAAGCCAAAGAACGTTTCCGCAGCTCAATACATAGCGCATGGGGTTGGTCTTGTGCATATTGTGGCCGTGAATTATCTGAGCGTGATGCGACATTAGATCACGTCACTGCAAAAGCAAAAGGTGGTCTTACCGTACGCGAAAACCTTGTCAGTTGCTGTTTAGGCTGCAACAGCTCTAAAGGTCATCAGGACTGGCAAGAGTGGTATCAGCGACAAGAGTTTCACGAGAAATGCCGTGAGCGATGGATTGAAGATTGGTTAGAACAATAGTAAAATTAAACGTCGAACATTTTTGATGACTGTTCTTGCTGACTGGCAGATCCGCAGCTATTGCGAAAGCTCTCAAATGGTTCATCCCTTTGCGTTGGATCTACTCAATCCAGCATCGCTTGATGTGCGCCTTGGGTTTAACTTGATGATTGAAGTTGCAGATACGCCTGAGCTGCAACGTATTGATATTTCAGACCGCACCGCAGAAAAACCGTATCTACTGCAGCCTGGTGAATTTTGCCTTGCTGAAACTGTTGAAACTTTCAACCTGCCTGACACGATTAGCTGTCAATTTGTCCTTAAATCAAGTCGCGCTAGGAGTGGGCTAAATCATCTTTTGGCCGGATGGTGTGATCCAGGTTGGCATGGTTCAAAACTTACACTTGAGCTAAAAAACGAACGCCGTTTTCATGACATTCCGCTTTACCCGAATCTGAAGATTGGGCAGATGGTGTTTCACTACATGTCTGAAGTGCCTGTTAGATCTTATCGCCAGACCGGTCACTACAATAACCATTTGACTGTGATGCCAGATATTGTTGGCAGGCAGACAGCTTGACACGATGTCGCCACATGTCTAACACCTGTTCATACCAGCAGGTAGCTTGCCACTCTTGGTAGTGTTCTCGGGTCATTCCGGCATAAGTGACACGATACAATTTTCCATATTTTGTTTCAATTACGTCTAGTTTTGGTGCGGTGTTGTCGGTATTCTGCGGCAAAGCTTTATTTTCCATGGCTTGGGCTGGGTGGCAATGGATGTCGGTTGAACTCCCTTTAGAGGAGCAACTAATGCTAGAGAGACAGGTGCGTGCAGTGCATGACCATGTTGATGCTAAAGAAATTGCCGAATTATGCAGCTCACTGATTAGGCAAAATTTCCATCAGCAAAAGCTGCTGCAGCAAGCAATCACTAGGATCATGGAGCTTGAGACCATTGAGGAATACCAAGACGACGAACCTGAACCACTACCCTGGTGGCGAAATGTCCTTCTGCGTTTTAAGTCTTAATTTACGTAATGCACGTTCTTTGATTTGACGAGTGCGTTCACGACAGATGTTCATTTCTGCGCCGATGTGCGCCAATGCTTCAGTCTTGTTGCTTAAAAAGTAACGCTGAATGATTTCATATTCTCGATCATTTAATGTATCTAGTGCATCATTTAATGCTTGATGGTTGGCGCATTTAATCGCCATGCTTTCAGTATCGGCATGAGATGAAGGATCAGGGATTTGTTGGATCAATGGTGAACCATCATCGTGGCAAAGCATATCAAGGCTTCGATGTTGTTTTGCCCTTTCAAACCACATCATGACTTCTTCTACGGGCCGTTCAGCATGTTCACTCATTTCTTGCAGCGTTGGTCTGCGGTGAAATTGCTGCTCATAATCATTCATCCATTTACAAAGACGGTTAATTTTTTCCAATGTATTTTGCGGCAAACGCACAACACGCGATGACATGTCAATAGCTCTGGTGATGCTTTGCCTAATCCACCAATACGCATAGGTGCTGAATTTATAGCCACGGGTTCCATCGTATTTTTCGACAGCACGTTGCAAGCCTATGCAACCTTCCTGCACAAGGTCTGGCAGTTCTAGTATTGTGCCCTCAATTCGTGGTGCATATTTACGAGCAACATTTACAACCAGCCGTAGGTTGCCGTTTATCAACTTTTCCTTTGCACGACGACCTGAACGAACAACACGCTGCTCTTGTTTTGTCAGTGGTTCTTTGTCTAAATTTCGTTCTAACAGCAGATCTTGCATCGCAAAGATGCGACGCGACAGCTGTATTTCTTGCTCAGCTGAAAGCAATGGATGCTTGCCGATTTCATTTAGAAAGTGTCTGAACGAATCGGCCATGAAAAAAGCTGCTACCGGCAAAGGGTAACAGCTTGCGATTTTGGTGTCTATTGATTGTTGCAGCTTAGAAGGGCACCTCTGCATCGGTTGCGTTGTTTTCACGCGCTGGCAAGGTGAAGTCAGTGACATTCACGTTTAAGCTCTGTTTTTCAGTGCCATCCTGTGTTGTGTAGCTGTTCAGCTTGCCTTGCCCAGCGATAGTGATCTTTGCACCCTTGCGAAGGTATTCAGCGGCAGTCTGAGCGCGTTTGCCCCACACAGCGCAGTTCATCCATGTCGTTTCATCTTTGCCGGTACGAACAGCAAGGCTGAAGCTTGCAACTTGATTTTGCCCGACGTTTTTCAGTTCAGGGTCTTTGCCGAGGTTGCCGTATGCAGTGATGTTGAGCATTGATCAGTTGATGGGTGTGATGTTGTTGGATTGCTCCCAGGCAAGAACGTCTGCGAGCTTGTAGCGAATCATTGGTGTTTTCGGTGAAATACCAAGGGGACCAACTCTGTAAAAAGCTGGCCCTTGTCCACGAGAACGCCAACGCTTGATGGTGTTTGGTTTTAGGTCATAACGAACGGATAGATCTTCAGTGGTGAGATAAGTGTTGATGTCGTCAGTGCTGGTCATTTTTCAAATTCTTTCAGCTCTGATTGTTTGTTAAGCAGCAGCTTCAGCAGATCATCGTATTCCTGTTTGCTGATGTCTTTTTTGTCGAACCGTTCAGCAACACGTTTGCTTAGATCAGATAATGAATCAAGCGTCTTTGCTGCTTTAATTGCCTTTTGCCCAGCTTGAAAGGCTTGAGATGCAACCGCTTGTTTTACGTTTGCAGGTTTAGCTTGCGCTGGTGTTGTCTTGTTTGATGGCGGCAGATCAGGTACATCATCGGTATCCATATCAGCCACGACGCCTAAGATCGCGCAGATTGAAAACCTACGTTGATAGGTAACGGCTTTGCCCCATTCCTGGGTCATGTTGCGACCGTCGCACATGATCAATTTGCAGGAACTGGATAACGTCTCGCCGCTTTCGTGGTGCAGCGTAGTGACCAGCGAATCATCAAGAAACGTTTGAGTGATTGCCAAACCATTTGCGTGCAGTGCAGGTGTCACGGTAGAAAGCACATTCGCCAGATCAGCAAACTTGCCGTAGTTGGCGCGTGCATTCTTTTCGATCTTGTCCACGGCTTTATGGAAGCCGATCAGTGCTTTTGTCAGTTCAGACATCAGAAATCATCAGGTGAAAGTTCGATGTTTGTGGCGTAGCTAGGCAGTGACAGCGTTGAAATGTCATTGCTATAGCCAGGCCACTGGTTGCGTTCCTTGCAAGTCTTGATGCGGTTCATGTCACGTTGCCGCAACTCCTCACCAATCCCGCAGGCTTCGTTGTCGAGTTCATAAACACCCACGTTAAATGGATATTCTTTTTCGACAGCAACAAAAACAAATCGTGCTGCTTTAGTGCCCTGCAGATAGTGCATCTGCTGGACGTGATACCTCCACTTCGCAACGCTTGAGGCAAAACCGCGTGGGCTTGCATCTTGCGTTGTCTTGAGGTCTATAACAATATCACCGTTCCACCAATCAGGGCGACATTTGCAACGCAACTCAAACTGTTCATCATCCCACCAAACTGATTGTTCGGCTTTGCCTTCTGATAACAACCAGGCAGCTTCAGGATGATTACGAACAGAGTCGCACATCGCTAACGCTTGATCCCATTGCGCTTGGGTTACAGGTTCAATCCCTTGGTCGATCAGCTTGTTGTAAGTTGTGGAGCCTTTGCGAGTGGCGCAGACTGCATAACGTCGATCAAGATCGTCAGGTTCAAGAACAGCAGTGTGAACAAAAGTGCCAAGCCGCATAGCAGCAGTAGATTCGGACGGAGGCCGTTCAGGATCGAGATACTTTTTAAAGTAGGTGTGCGGGTTGTGCGAGATTGCGTGCAGGTGTGATGCTGAAATTGCTGGGTCGGCATGATACTCAGCATTAGAAATCATTGAGTATATGCCAGTGCTAGCGGAGGGTAACACGGTCATCTTGACTCCGCAAGAGCTTTACAGGCTTTGACTACACCGGCTTCGCAGTCTCTTTGGGTTAGATCATCCAATGTCTGCGTGAGCGAAACCCAGAACGCCCAGGCAAACAATGAAACAAAAGTGAGGACAACTCCGAAGTTTTTCATAGTAGAATTTGGGAGAACTTTGCCAAAAGGCGAAGGACAAGTCACTTGCAGCGGATCAGGTGTGAGGGGTGCAGATGCGTGAGTCGGCCCTAGTCCGCAACTATTGAAACGGTGCGTGAGTTGCGATCGTCTCTGCGCCATTTGATGTTTTCTAATGGCACGGGCTTTTCACGTGTTTGACGTGTGTAAAAGCGATGCTTGCAATCAAGGCATTCACGCAAACGAATCAGGTCATAAGTGCGGCGCTCGTTAAGGTTGCTTTTTACCTTTGTGGGACCGAAGCATTCGGGACAAGTTGGAATTGAAAAGCTCGCTGGCATTACTGCACTTCAGTTTCGACGGTGTAGGTGAAGCCAGCAGCAATAGCATCACGAATCAATGACTCGCGTTCTTCTTCATCCGTTGCCCATTCAGTCCACTGCAGGCGATCGCCAATGAAGGCTTCGATGTAGTAGATAGTCTTGGGTTCTGTTTTTTGAAGCTGTTTGCCGCGATCAAGCATGTCCTGCATGAACTCGTATTGATTGAGGGTAATGTTGTGAAAGTCCATTAAAAGCGCGGGAGTTGTGGTGCTGGCTTGTTCCAAGCTGGTGGCTTGAGCGGGAGTGTTTTTTCGCCCGGAAGTACCGGGCGTTGCTTGCGAATGATGGTGATCATGATCAGCGGCTTGCGATTTCGGCTTTGATCAGGCCGATGATTTCTTTGCTGCGTGCAGCGGCTTCAGCGTTTTTCATGCGTGCAGCCTGTGCAGAGAAGTCGCAAAGGTTGTCAAGCAAGATCTCAGTGGAAAGGGTGCTGATGCGTTCTGCGGTGAAGAAGTTCATGGGGTGTTGGTTTGAACTGATCTAAAGATACCCGAGCTTCACCCCTTGTGTACCCATTGTGTGCAGGTTCAACGATTGGCACGCAACTGGTTTTCAAGGCCAACCACGATCCCTGCCAAAAGCACCAGCGTCAACCCACTACAGATGTAAAGTGTCATGCCATAGACCATCTCCTAGCGGTAGTCTGACTGCACTTGTATCTGATGGCGATTTGTTTCCAGGTTGCACCATTCCGGCGCATACGCTGAATGCGGGTGTGACGCGATTCAGTAGCCCAAAGCAACAAGACTACTGGAAACAGCACCACAACCAGCACCCACGCGAAGAAGCAGGTGGTCATGATTCAGTTGTAAAATGGGGTGGTGGCCGATCGCAGCTCGACCACCAAAGCTGACCCTTATCGTGTCTAGGGCAGAGAATCCAGCGCCGATCTATCTGGCTTGTGGCGTGAACCTATTATACACCAGATGTGCCCCCATTGCAACGCGTTCAACGCTTGTAACAGCATGAGCACCATGCCTTGACCTGTCTCCTATACATTAGTAACAACAGCTACTAAATCAATGAACGTGCTTTCACTCCTCCAGCGCAAAGAGCAAAAGCAGCAACTGCTTAAGATCGCTCAAAAGCAATCACTGCAGCCTTCGCAGCTCTGCTATCGCGGCGTTTGCTATTCAACAGTCAAAGCGGAATCACGGTGATCAATGCGCCAGGCGGTTCACTGCCAACGCAATACCGCTTTTCTGCATTCAGACTCACCACAAGACAATCATCAGCAAACACGCTGTCGGTCAGTGCATCAAGCGTTGACCGGCAGCATTTATCAATGTCGTTTCGTTTCACAACGCAGTGCTTAGGCGCTGCTGCCTTTAGTTGTTGATTTGTTGTGAAATGTGCCTTCGGTCGTTTGAATCGAAATATCACGGACACGCTGCAAGCGCAAGTCAATAGCTCACATTCTTGATCCTTCATTTGCTGTTGTGCGCACGCTGAAACAGCTTGCCTCCATGGCTTGCATCGTTTGGATGCTTCGATTAGTCTTCCGCCACCCACATGGCGCTTACTGCCTTGTGGTGCTGGTTCAATATCGTTCACCGCGATATGGATCACTTCCATCCTTCATTCATTGCTTCGCACAGCATGACGGCAAATCTCAGCCTTCCACAGTCAAGCGGTTCAAACTTTAAATTCCAAACAGGAACAATCATCAGCCTTTGCCCTGGCAAGAATTTTTTCTACACGCACGTTGCCGGGCAGCTTTGCATGACATGGCTTGATGACGACAAGACTTTGAAAAAGGACATGCTGCGTTGCGGTGACAACGTGTCTCTAATGGGTGTGATTGAAACCACCGATGGTGGCAGGGCACCATATAAAGGCAACTGCGTTCCGCTTCCGTTGCAGATTGATGCACTAAAGCGTTCCATTGAATATCGACTCGCAAAGCAAGAAACTGTCGAGACGATTGAGATTGAAAAACAGGAGATTCCTGTTCAACAATCTGTGCAACGTGCTGACATTGGCCGGAAACCTCGCGTCACGATCACAGAAGATTTCTTGGCTGATTATGTAGCTGAATGGGCTGCAGCCAAGAATTACACCACAGCAAATTCTGCAAGCAAAGCAGTGATGGACATTATTCGTGCAGCAATGCGTGCAGGGCTGAAGCCGAATGAATGAAGCACAACGCAAACAGCTTCTGGCTGCATTGATCAAGGACCGCGATGAAACACGCGCTGCCCTTGAATTCATCAAACAGCAAAAGCAACACGAAGAAACCCTCTATTGGGAAACCGGCGTGATTCGTGAAACCACACGTTTTGATGATTCACAGCTCAGGCGTCATGCTGACTGTCTTTTCATGCAGCATGAACAGACCTTGAAGGCGTATTTCCAATCAATGAAATCGCCGTAGAATTAACGGCACGCAATAAAAAAGCCACCGCGCCAACGGTGGCTTGCGTGTCCAGAAGGACAACACCCCTAAGCACAACTCAGCAGCACACCTAGTTGCACAACTCAGTTGCACACCTAGTTACACAACTCAGCAGCACACCTGGAGGGTAGCACATGCCAAACAAAATCAGTGCAAGCGGATTCGCTGCACTTCCGTACAAGCTCATGGATCAAGCCGATGCTGCTACATGGGCGGTTTATGCCGTCTTGCATCGTCACGGCTGGAACTCAGACCAAGGGTGCTGGACATCGTTAGAGACGATCCGCACTGAAACAGGCATTAGCCGCAAGGTGATCCAGCGTTCACTTGCGTGGTTAAAGGACAGCGGTTGGGTTGAAGCCCAAAAGCGCCCTGGTTATAGCACGGTGTACTTCGTCAAAACCGATGCACCAACAAAGGTTTCACCTAGGGCGAAAAAGACCCAGGTCGAATTTGACCCAGGTCAAAAACGACCTAACCCCCAGGGCGAAAACGACCTAACCCCTAGGTCAAAAACGACCTACGAACAAGAACCCAAGAACAAGAACCCAAGAACAAAAACCCAAGGCGCAAGCGCCGAAAACGGGAACAAGGATCCAAACCGACTCAAGAAGCTGCCACCGTCGTCTGTGCCAGGTGACTTAACCGGCTGCGGTGACTTGCTTATCGAGTTTTGGTCTGTGAAAAAGGGTGTGCGTTCGACACCAGTGCTTAATCGGATCTGCAAGAAGCTGCGCCAGTGGTCGCTACAAGACCGCAGAACGGCCCTAGAAGCAGCGATCACCTCTGGCTGGGGTGATGTGTTCCCACCGCGAAAACAAGCCGGTTACAGCCCCGCACAGGAGCCAGAACACAAGCACCCAGCGCATCGCGTGTTTACCGCTGATCGTGGTTTTAATGATCAGCCCGCAACAAATCCAATCCTTAAGGATCTCTTTTGATGTCAACTACAGCTTTTGATTTAACTTCTGTGCGCCACAAGCTGCGGCACATGGTTGAACAAGGTCTCGTCACAATCGAACAGCTTGATCAACCCTCGCCAGGCTTCAGATCCAACATGAATGTTTCACTGCATCACTTCCCTTCTGGTTATCGCGGCGTGCGACACCAAAACCTGCTTCGCGATCAATGAAAACCGACACATTTAAATGCAACGGCTTGATCATTGAACGTCGCGAAACACGTGAAGGCCCATCCCCATACTTTGTCACCTACTACAAAAACACCTCGCGCATCACCACTGATGTCAAATCAATCAAGCGTCAGCTCAAACTCGGTAGAGGCACAGAAACCCTCCAACAGCTCAACGATTGGCTGGAATCTTTTTCTCCAAAAGTCGCAGCCCTCCCCGAAGCGTCAAAACACACTGCAGATGCTGCTTAACAACATGTTCGACGTTTCCCAACGTCAAGAACCAGTTATCGACATGCTTGCAGACTTGCTAGACGAAGCCAAGGCAACTGCTGCTGCAATATCTGACAATGCAATCGAAGAGCATCGGCCAATCCCAAAAGACTTGCTACGATCCCTCAACAATGACCTTGAACGCATCAAGGCTTACTTATTGACTGCTGCTGATGTCGCTTAGAAGGTTTACTCTCCGTCTTGATGAAAAAGACATTGAAATCATCGACAGACTTGCGGACGAACAAAACAGCACACGCGCTGACATCATCCGCAACTCACTGCATCAAAAAGCAATCACAACCGATGCACTGCATCAGGTGACAACTGCCATCCGCAAACGTTTTCATGGCATCTTCACTGCACAACAGGCAGAACAAGCCGCAGCCATTGCAATCTTCACCATCGCGGCGAATCAGCAGCAAAAGGCTGCGTAGCATCCTCAACACCTACGACGACTTCTACACATCCCTGTATCACGATCGCCTCAATCCTCAACCGCAAAATGAGCAGCAGCTACTTTCACGATTGGATCGCTGACATTGCACCACAAGCAATGCAACCTGTACTACCCGAAGCGCAGGACACTGAAGCCATGATGGATCGTGTCATCCTTCTGGAACTTCTTTTTCATCTAGACAAACGCTTCGATCGCAATCACCCGCATCACAACACCTACACCGGTCTCTGGCAGCAATACCAAAACAATGGCAACCATCTCTGAAAAGTACATCGGCAACCACGAAGTACACACCAGCCCGCGTGGCAGTAAGTACATCATCACTGACGATGGCCGAAAGCTCTACATCTCAAACACCAACAAAACCTATCGCCGCAGCTTCACTCCGCCACGCGGTGCATACGCTCGTTTCCTAAATGCACAAAACTCTGTATAGTCAAAGCAATAATTAAAGCTGCATGGCCCGAAAAGGCATAAAAGCAGAAACTGATTTACGAGTTCAGGAATGCGCTCGAATTCTTGCTAATGGTGGCAAGCGTTCAGATTGTCTTCGGTACGCTTCCGAACATTGGGGTGTAAGTGATCGTTCTGTTGATTCCTACCTGAAGCTTGCACGCGAACAAATGAGGGCAGACTGGGATTTAGAACGCCCGCAGATGGTTGCTGATTTGCTGTCGCAATGCTCAACCTTGCAGATGGAAGCACGGCAGAAAGGACATCTCAGTGTTGCCCTGGGCGCCATCAACACCGCAGCCAAACTCGCACAACTCGTTTCATGACTGAGATTCAGCCCGTTAAGAATGAAGAGTTCTGGTACGAACCCACAGAAGACAGCATGTATCGCGTGCACATGAAGATCAATGATGTGACTGCATCTTGCACAGTGTCGTCGATGCACTTGATCGAAGAAAAGCGTGCGCAACTGCGCGGTGCATGTTTGCGTAATGTCGATTCTTGATACTGCACCGATCGGGCATATTCTTGGCGATTCTCAAGCACTTGACGCTGACAAGCTGCTAAATCGCATCAAGTCTGATCTGCACCCAGGACAGCTTGCATTTGTCGATGATCAAGACTCGCAGATCTTGGCAATATCAGCCGGTTACGGTGCAGGCAAAACTAGAGCATTATGCGCTAAAACCCTTGCGCTGGCGATTGCGAATCAAGGTTTCATCGGTTGCGTCATGGAACCTACAGGTCCTTTGATCCGTGACATCTGGCTCAATGACTTTGACGATTTTCTAGAGCAATACGAAATCCCGCATACCTTTAGGGCATCTCCACTGCCAGAATATATCTTGCATCTGCCTGGTGGTGATACGAAAATCCTGTGCCGCAGCTTTGAGAATTATCAACGGATCATCGGTTTGAACCTCGCATTTTGCTGTGCCGATGAGGTTGACGTTGTAAACACTGCGATCACATCAAGAGCTTTCCCTAAGATCCTCGGTCGTTTGCGTTCCGGTAACACCAGACAGTTTGCGGCAGCATCGACGCCAGAGGGTTTTAAGTGGTTGTATAACGAGTTTGGGACTTCTGATGCGCTCGAACGTCCAGACCGAAAGCTTATCAAGATGAAGACAGTAGATAATCCACATCTGCCGTCTGACTTTATTGAACGCCTAAAAGCTAACTACGATCCAAGCTTGCTGAAAGCGTATCTAGACGGTGAGTTTGTAAACCTGAACACGGGACAGGTTTATGACAGATTTGATCGTGAGAAGCATGTCATAAAATCCTTCGATGCTGGTAGTGAACCTTTGCACGTCGGCGTTGACTTCAACATCGGCAACATGAGTGCGGTGATCGCAGTGCGCACACCTGATAAGCTGATTGTTATAGATGAAATCAGCGGTGGTCATGACACAGATGCCATCGGACAAGAAATTAAAAGGCGTTATCCCCACCGTCAGCTATATGCCTACCCTGACGCATCTGGCGGAAATCGAAGCACGAACGCCACGAGAACCGACATCGAAATTTTGCAAAGCTACGGATTCAGCAATCAATCAGAAAGGTCAAATCCTCCCGTCCGTGATCGGGTGGCTGCTGCACAAGCTGCTTTGGAAAATGGGAAAGGACAAGTAAGAGTGCAGATTACGGAAAACTGCAAACGCACGATTGAATGCTTGGAACTGCAAAGCTACAAGGAAGATGGCACCCCGGACAAAGATGCAGGCTATGACCACATGAATGATGCTTTGACCTACATGTTGTGGCGTCTGTTTAATCCACTACATGCAAGGGCAGGTCGTGGAACTGGCATCAGAATTTACTAGACAAAGCATCGAACAGAGGGTAACTTTAGGTCTGTTCACCTTTGTTCATTGAACATGCTTGAAGGCGCAGACTTGATTGCCAAGACTAAAGCAATGGCTGATGCTTCCCGTTCTGATTTAGTGCGGGAATGTGGCTATGTCACGATTAAAGAAGACGGCACCGAACGCCTCAACTTCGTCACCTTTTACGAAGCACTGCTAAAAGCTAAAGGCGTTGATCTCAAGCCTAAGAAGCGCATGGGCCGTAAGCTCACGCACAAAACCAAGGTGCAATCTGACGGCAAAGTGATCGTGGGTAGTGCCTACATCAACGGCATGAACCTTGATCCTGGCACCACGTTTGACATCAAGGTAGGCAAGAACAGCGTGGTTTTGACTGCTGCTGCTGCGGACTAAACTAGGAACATCGACTTGCGGGATTAAGGCGGTGTATTCTGGTTTCTCTCATTACGACCGGCAATTATTCGCCAAGGTCTCGCAAGTCAACGATCCAAATGCAGCGTGGACGAATCAAGAACCCCACTGGATGCTGATTGAAGATTTGATGGGCGGCACCTATGAAATCCGCCGTCGTCATCGCAGATATTTGCCGCAAGAACCGCGAGAACTTGATGAAAGCTACGATCGCAGGCTGAGCACTTCAATTTGTCCGCCGTATTATCAACGCCTTGAACGGATGCTGGCTGGGATGCTTACACGCAAACCAGTGCGCCTGAATGACACATCCGATCAAATCCGTGAGCAGCTTTTCAACGTTGATCTAGGTGGATCAGATCTGAACGTTTGGACGTATGAAACCGCACGGAAGATGATCCGATACGGTCATGTTGGTGTTCTTGTCGATGCACCGCGTGATGGTGGCAGACCTTACTGGAGTTCATACACACCACGCGATATTCTTGGCTATCGCACTGAAATTATTGAAGGCGAGCAACGCCTTGTTCAACTCCGTCTATCTGAAACCGTCACAATTCCAGATGGTGAATACGGCGAAAAGCAAGTGCAGCAGGTGCGTGTACTGACGCCTGGTGAATTTAAGCTGTTCCAACGCGATGAGAAGAAAAGTGATTTTCGTGTCGTTGACGAAGGACGCACAAGCTTGAATCGCATCCCGTTTGCTGTTGCCTACGCAAACAAGGTCAACACCTTTGAATCTCGTCCACCGCTTGAAGATATTGCCAACCTAAATCTCAAGGCATATCAAATTCAATCGGATTTAGACAATCAACTGCATATCAGCAGTGTTCCCATGTTAGCCTTTTATGGCTTCCCTTCTGCAGCAGAAGAAGTTACCGCTGGCCCTGGCGAAGCGATTGCATTTCCTGCTGATGGCCGTGCAGAATATATCACCCCATCATCTGATGCGTTTGCATCATTGTTCCAGCGGCTTGATCAAATTGAAAAGCAGATCAATGAACTAGGACTATCTGCTGTGCTTGGTCAAAAGCTGTCGGCTGAAACTGCAGAAGCCAAGCGTCTTGATCGAAGTCAAGGTGATAGCACCATGATGGTGATCGCTCAAAACATGCAGGATATGATCGACAACTGCCTGCAGTATCACGCTGAATATCTTGGTGATCGTCAACCTGGCAGCAGCTATGTAAACCGCGACTTCCTTGGCACCAGACTGGAGCCGCAAGAAATCCAAGCATTGTTGCAGCTTTACACCGCTGGCACCATTACGCAAGAAACATTGCTGATGCAGTTGTCAGAAGGCGAAGTGCTAGGCGACGACTTTGATGTAGACGGTGAGCTTGAAGCTACGCAAGCCGGTGGTTTAATTGATGCTGCACCGGAACCCGCACCTGAGGAGTCAAGCCTGATTGAAGAAGATGCGGCATGATGAATGCAGCGGCGTGGACGTTATGGAACCGGACACATCGGAAAAGCACAGCGTCCATTACGTTCAGCAAGAGCTACCTAAGCGGTTGTTTGCCATCATTCGCATGGCATGGCGATCTGAGGATGGGATTGACATTGTTGATGAAGCAAAACTAATTGACGAGGGTGCAGATACGATTGCAGGCTTTGCTGAGCTTATGCAAAAAGCAATCGAAGGCGGCGCTGAGATATCTATTATCTGCCCTTACGATCCAGAAGATATTGGGTTGTATTAACAATGAGCACGCCGGAGTCGTTATATCGCAATGCGATTGATTTAAATCGCTATAGCAACAGTGTTGCTCGCCGTGTTATTAACGCATATAACGACATCATTCTGGATAGCGTTAATCAGCTTCGTGCTATTGATGATCTTGATGAATCATTCAAGGCTGCACGATTGCGATCCATTATTGCGCAGCTCAAAGAATCACTGGCAACCTGGGCAGGTGATAGCACTGAACTAACAGCAATAGAACTGCAAGGCTTAGCAGAACTGCAATCTGAATTTGTAGAAGAACAGCTTAAAAAGGTGTTGCCACGCGGCAGTCGCAATATCGTGCGAAGCGTTGAAATTAGCCCGCAGTTTGCTCAGTCTGTTGTCGTGACAGATCCAACGCAGATTAATGTCGTTGCATTGTCCGATGATCTATTTGCTGCCGTAGAAGGTGCGCCGCAGACGTTTAGCTTGACTGCTGCAGAAGGTGCAACGATCACGCTGCCTAATGGTCAAGTTGTGCAAAAGGCGTTCCGTGGCATTGCAGAAGATCAAGCCGAACTATTCGGGCAAGTTGTTCGGCAAGGTTTATTGACTGGTGAGACTACTGACGATATTGCTCGCAGGTTAAAAGGTAAATTGCGTTTTGGGCAAGCAGGCAGTGTCAGGCAAATTGCCGCTGCAGGTGGTCAAGCAACAACGGTAGCGAATAATCAAGTCGTTGCCTTGGTGCGAACTAGCATCAATCAGGTTGCTAATGCCGCTTCACAGCAGGTCTATGAAGCCAACCAAGACATCACGAAAAAGTATCGTTATGTCGCAACGCTTGATTCTCGTACTTCTGCCATTTGTCGTGCATTGGATGGTCGAGAATTTGAATACGGCAAGGGTCCGAAACCACCGCAACACTTCAACTGTCGCAGCACGACGGTTGCTGTAATTGACTATGACAACTTGCCGTTTGATCCACCACCACGCGGTAAACGTGCAGCACAAGGCGGCATGGTGCCAGCAGATCAAAGCTATGGGCAATGGCTAGCTAAGCAAAGTAAATCAGTACAAGAACAAGCACTAGGAAAATCCAAAGTTCCATACTTCAACAGGCTGTCTGCTAAGCATGGCCCAAAAGATGCGATTGCGAAACTTGTTCGTGATGATGGCTCAGAACTTACGTTGCAAGACTTACGCAAGCGTTACGGCAAACTAGACTAGAAATAACAGCAGCATCATCATGCCTGGCAAGTACAAAGGCCCTAAAAAGCCGATGAAGCCGATGCCCAAGAAAAAAGGCGGTAAGAAAAAATGAAACGCGGTGATCGTGTTAGCTGGGTGTATCAAGGCAAGCGCACCTATGGTGTCGTGACCAGCATTGCTGGTGAACGCGCCATGATTAAAGGGCCAACTGGCGGCAACATCACCCGTGTTGGCAGTAAGGATGATCCTGTGATTCGGATCAAATCTGAATCCACTGGCAACCCAGTGCTCAAGCGTGAATCACAGCTTCGCAAAGCACCAAAACGCAGCAAATAGAGTTAAACGCTGATATTATTTGACTGAAAACTTACCCTACGGGTTTTTCATGTCTGACGAGCAAAATCAACAGGTTACGCCTGTTGAAACGCAAAACAACGGCGAGATTGACGCACTAAAAAACAGCATCGAAGCTCTTGAGCGCAAAAATCATGAGCTAATCGGGAAGCTGAAAAAAGCAAAGTCCATTCCCGAGGATGTTGATGTCCAAGAACTGCTGGACTTCAAGCGACAAGCCGAGCAATCAAAGCTTGAATCCGAAGGTAAATACACCGAAGCGCGACAAGCTTTGGAGCAACAGTTCCGTGAGGCGTCGGCGGAAAAGGACAAGCGCATCCAAGAGCTTGAAGCACGAGTCCGAGAACTAGAGCTGATCAGCCCTGCAGTTTCTGCCCTAGCAGATATTGTGCATGACCCTGATCTGGTGCTGAAGACAAAGCTATCTGCTGACAAAATTCAACGCGAAGCTGACGGCACTGTCGTTGTCGTCGATGGCTACGAACGCAGACCTGTTGCAGATTGGGCTAAAGCATCATTACCTGAGTGGATGCAGAAAGCACCGAAGCCGCAAGGTTCTGGTGCACCATCAGGTCGCAGCACTGGTGAAATTCCAGCAGGCATGAAAAACCCATTCACGAAGGAAAACTTCAACCTGACTGAGCAATCACGTCTATTTAAGACTGATCGTGATTTGTACGATCGAATGAAAGCTGCGGCTGCACGTTAATATAAACGTGAGGCAAAGCTACGCGGAGCCATTCTGGGTTACGCCCACACCGTAAACAACTTTTGAGGATTTTTAGTCATGGCGACTCTTCGCTCTGACATCATCATCCCCGAGGTATTTACGCCTTACGTCATCGAGCAGACCACTCAGCGTGATGCCTTTTTGGCTTCCGGTGTGGTGCAGCCGATGGCTGAGCTGAATGCCACCGAGGGCGGTGATTTTGTCAATGTTCCCTTCTGGAAAGCAAATCTTTCCGGTGACTTTGAAGTTCTGTCTGACAGCTCTTCACTGACTCCTGGCAAGATCACTGCTGACAAGCAAATTGGTGTGATCCTGCACCGTGGTCGTGCATTTGAAGCGCGTGACCTAGCAGCACTTGCTGCTGGTTCTGATCCTATGGCTGCCATTGGTGCCAAGATCGCTGATTACGTTGCTAACCAGCGTCAAAAGGATCTGCTGTCTTGCCTCGGCGGTATCTTCGGTGCTGTTGGTACTGACAACGCTTCTGCTTCTTTCCAAGCACTGACCATTGACGGTGGTGGATCTGGTGAGACTGCATTGTCTCCCCGTCACGTTGCTGAAGCCCGTGCAATCTTGGGTGATCAAGGCGACAAGCTTTCTGCCATTTGTATGCACAGCAATGTGTACTACGACTTGGTTGAGCGTCGTGCCATTGATTTCATCTACGACAACACTGGCGCTGCTGACTCTGACGCAACTCAGGGTTCAACTGCAAACGCATTCGGCAACGTTTCTGTCCCCACATTTATGGGGCTCAGGGTTTTGGTTAGCGATGATGTGCAAACCAGCGGCACTTCTCCTAACAAGAAGTTTGCCGTTTACTTCTTCACCGAAGGTGCTGTTGCCTCTGGCGAACAGCTTGCACTTCAGTCGGAAACTGATCGCGATATATTAGCGAAATCCGATGCAATGTCCATCGACCTTCACTACTGCTACCACCCTGTTGGTGCTAAGTGGGGCGTGACCACCACGAACCCGACTCGCGCACAACTGGAAACCATCGGCAACTGGTCGAAGGTGTACGAAACCAAGAACATTGGTATCGTGCGTGCAACTGTCACTTCTAACTTCGATTGAGGAGGTAACTAATCATGGCTTCTTCTTTTGAGGTTTCTGCGGGTAAGGCAATCGGATACGTTTCCGGTGGTGCTGTTACCCAAGCTGATACCAGCGGCAAAGCTACTGGTGTCACCCTGAACCAGCCCTGCGGTCAAATCACAATGGACGACGCTGCACTTGCAGCTGCTGCCGAAGTGACTTTCACCGTGACCAACAGTGAAGTTGCTGCCACTGATGTGGTGATTGCTTCTATCGCCTCTGGCGGTACTTCTGGGTCTTATACCCTGACTGTTGGCGCTGTTGCTGCTGGATCTTTCGATCTCAGTCTTGGCAACGTGAGCACAAGTTCACTTAGCGAAGCAGTTGTGATCAACTACGCTGTGATCAAAGCTTCTGCTTCCTGATGGGTTTATTCGCTTTCCGGCGAATGCGTGAACGTGAGGCTACTGCTTCAGCAGTGGCCTCTTTTTCTAATGCTGAGCCTAAAATCACAACAGAGCCAAAGCCAAAAAGGCGAAGGACAGTAAAGCCCAAGCCGGAGAAACCTGATGGCAATCACACTTGATGCAACGGTTGGCGGGGCAAGTGCCAACACTTATTTGACGCTCAGTGATGCCAACGACATCGTTGATGGCTTGGTTGAAGATTCTGACGTGACTGCATGGGCTTCAGCCACTGATGATCAAAAGAATCGTGCGCTTTACACTGCAGCGCAACGTCTTGATCGTGAACGTTATTTAGGCGCAAGGGTCACTGATACGCAAGCATTGCAATGGCCGCGCACTGGTGTTCGCAAGCCTGACACGTATATCAACACCTATGCAGTCGGCTTTCCGTTCAGGATTACAACTGATTATTTCACTGATACGGAAATTCCTGATCAGGTCAAAAAAGCGCAAGCAATCCTTGCGGTGTACCTGAACAACAACAAAGACGGTATTGGCCTTAGCGGCTTAGAAGACTATAAGAACGTGCAGGTTGGTCCTATTAACGTGACGCCTGACAAGTCTGGTGCTGTTGGTGCAGATCGTATTCCGCCAATCATCGAACGTTATTTGACAGGGCTTAGAATTAGTGGACCAGGCAACATTGCTGTGAAACGGAGCTGATCATGCCTTACGAAACTTCTATTGATCCGTCTTACAGCATTGGCGCTGATTTCGTTAATTCAACGGATGCACAAACTGGTCGTTGGCGTCGGATCGTCATCCTAAAGAACAACACCAGCTTTGATGCACTGACGGTTCACAACTGGACTGGCAACAGCATTTTGGATGAAGGACTACCAGCAGGGTTTGAAATCCAAGGAGTATTCACCGCATTCACCCTCAACAACGGTGGTGCTGTCATCGCTTACAAAATCTGATCATGACGAAACTTACCGGCGGACACGCACCAGTTGACTACACCATCGGCGCTGAGGTCATTAACGACACAGCGGTTCATACTGGTCAATTCTCGTATATCGCCTTTTACGAGAGCAGCACAATCACCGAAATCCTGAGCGAAAACGTGACGGATAACGATTTTGCTGGTGCGACTGTTGATGCAAGCACTGCTCTTGAGGGTTACTTCACCAGCATCCAGCTCCAGAATGGGGCTTGTATTGCCTACAAGATCTGATGGCACTGGCTGATTCGCTGCGCAAGGTTGCCAACAAGGCCATCACCAAGTTTGGCGGTGATGTCACGATTCAGTTTGTCACGACAGGTGACTATGACACCACGACTGGCACAGTGCCTAGCCATGCCATTGGCTTGGAAAATATCACCATTAAAGGTGTGCTGGAGGATGTAAATTCATCTGAGGTCAATGACCTTGTGCGGGGTGATGACAAAAAGCTAACGGTTGCAGCATCTGCATTGTCTGCTGCCCCAGGAGTTGATGATAGGGTGCTAATTAACGACGTGACGCATCAAGTCGTGCGTGTTGAAATTATTGAGCAAGCTAATCAGGCGATTGTATATCAGTTATTTTTGAGGGCTTGATGATGGCAAAAGAAATCAAGCTAGCAAAGATTGCTGATTATATGGAAGGTCAAATTGAGCAATTACTGCGTGTTACGGTACTTGAAACTGACTCAAAATTAAAGCAAAGCAGTCCTGTTGATACTGGCAGATTCCGCGTTAGTTGGCAGGTTGGTGAAAATGCAAACAACAGCACGCCTGCACCGCCAGGTGATTACAAGGGAACGCCAGCACCATTGAAAGGATCAAATTACAATGCCGGGCAAGAAAAACTAGGCAATTATTACAGCATTCACAACAATCTGCCGTACGCAGAACCACTGGCAAATGGTCACAGCCCACAAGCTGATGCAGGTTGGGTTGATCTTATCGGCAAACAAATGCAAGCCTATGTACGATCACAATATGAAAAAATCAAGAGGCAAGGTTAATGGCAGCAGCAGATCTAAACACTATTCGTGCAACGATTGAAGCAAGGCTTGCTACAGAGCTTGCATCATCGCCTGCAATTCCTGTTGTATTCAATAATGTCTCTTATTCTCCAACACCCAATTCATCTTGGGTCCAATGTCTGTTTAACTTTGGCGCCAATGAATACCTAAGTCAGGGATTAACATCTGATTCTCAAAATCGCATTGTTGGTATTATTGTCATCAATATCTTCACGCCTGCTGGCGTTGGTGCTGGCGCAAACTACACAATAGGCAAGCGGATTCGTGATCTCTATAATCGAGTCATAGTGTCGGGGGTTTTCTTCGATGCGCCAATCGGTCCTGAAGTGGTGTCCGCATCGCCTGAGGGCTATTTCCAAACACAGGTCCGTGTGACCTTTGAATTCATCGAGGAACTCTGACCATGGCTACCATTCGCGGCGAGTCTGGATCTGTTCAGTTTGAAACTGGTTCAGGCAGCCTTGCAACTGTTGTCGGCACTCGTAGCTGGAGCCTGACAGTCACCAAGGAAACCTTGGATACAACTGTGCATGGCAACACTTTTCGTCAATTTGTTGGCAGCCTGATTAGTGGTTCTGGCACAGTTGAGCTGGTGTATGACCCTGATGCCACTGGGCAAGCTGGTTTGATCGAAGACATAATCAAAACTGGCGACTCCGCTGATGCGTCGTTTGAGCTGTTCACGACTGGATCTTCGGCTGGCACAGATTCTGTCGCTTTTGGCGGAATCATCACTGACATGGAAATCACTTCTACCGTTGGTGAGCTGGTTATTGTGTCCTGCAGCTTCATTACCAGCAGCACTATCACTTCCAATCTGGAGTAAAAAGGCTATAGTTTAAGTGACAAATAAGTCGCTTAAATGCCTGCTTCAAATCGCACCGTAGATCTGCTGGTTGGGGCGTTTGACCTCAACCAGCGACGGAAGTTTGAACTCAAGAACGCAGACGGCAAAAAGATCGTCGATCTGTATTTCAAACCGATCACACGCGCAGACCGTAAGAAAGCACAGCAGCTGGCTGGTACTGATGAGGCACTGGACATCAGCACGCAGATGCTGTGTCAAATGGCTGAGCTTGAAGACGGCACGAAGGCGTTTGCTGCTGCTGATGCTGCAAAACTCCAGCACAAGCTTCCTGAATCTGTGCTGAACGACATTGAGCTGTTCTTGTTTGGTATTGGTCAAGAAGCCAGCATTGAAGATGCAAAAAACGACTAAAGCAGGACAGTTGGACTTATTTTGAGTTCTTCCTGGCCTGCGAATTAGGCATGACCGTAAGCAGGCTTCGCACGGAATTAACCGATGCGGAGCTTGTGCATTTTGCTGCTTTCTACGAAGTAAAGCGAGAGCAAGAAGAAAAAGCAATAAATCGCGCAAAAATGGGTCGGCGGTAAAATAAAAACATTGCTTGCGTGAGCCGTGGGAGTATCCAACATCGAGCTGAGGGTTGATGGCCGCAATGCGGTACGGGAACTCACTCGGGTTAATAAAGCCACAAATCTCTTGCAGAGTTCTGTCGGCAAGCTTGGCGTACGCTTCGCTCAGTTTGAACTAGTACGAAGATATTTCAAGGGCTTTGTCGAGGCTGACAAAGCTGCAGCCGCAGTAAGAACGCTTGGCGTTAATTCTGAAAAGCTGCAACGTCAGTTACTTGCAGTCAGCAATGAAACAAAAGGGCTTGTAAGTCAAACACAATTACTTGAGGCAAGTTATGACGTTGCTTCTGCAGGTTTTAACGATGCGGCATCAGCAGCAAATATTTTAAAGGCTGCAACGCTTGGGGCAGTTGGTGGCTTATCAGATTTGAACACTGTTGCTGATGCAACCACTTCTGTTCTTAATGCTTACGGTTTATCATCTGACAAGGCGTCAAAAATTGTGGATGGATTTATCCAAACGCAAAATGACGGCAAAATTGTTGTTGCACAATATGCACAACAGATTGGTCGTGTAGCACCTATTGCTGCTGCGGCAGGTGTTGGAATTGAAGACTTGAATGCTGCAATATCTGCAGTTACTGCAACTGGTGTTCCTGTTGAATCAACTTTTGCTGGTTTGCGGCAAGCGATTGCAAGTGTAATCAAACCGACTGAAGAAGCACGCAAAACATCAGAACTTTTGGGCCTTGAATTTAGTTCGGCTGCAATCAAGACGAAAGGATTTGGAGGTTTCTTGGCGGATGTTATTGAAAAGACTGGTGGTAGCGAAGTTGCGCTGACTAAGCTGTTTGGCAGCGTCGAAGCGGTAGCGACGATCTTGCCATTGGCTAATGATGGGCTGGAGAAATTCAACACGAGCCTAGACAATCAAAAAAATTCAGCTGGCGCTGCAGAAAAAGCGACCAAAGATCTTGGCGGCACTGTATCTTCACAGGTCAGTTCAATTATCAATAACATTGGCAACGTTACCAGATCGTTAGACACAGTATTAGGCCCTGCATTAAAAAATATTTTAACAGGCGTAAATAACATAATTTCAGCAACATCAACTGCAATCTCTAAATTCTCAGACTTAGCAACTGGTGCACTTAGCAGGTCAGCGGCAGCATTGCAGGCTGCTGCAAGCACCGGAACTGCCAGCGAAAGCGCATTTATCTCTCTCAAAAAAGCGGTTGGGACCTTGCGCCCTGAATTAGCACAGTCTGAAACTGATCTTTTGAAGTTAGAAGGTGCTCTTGATGAAGCAAGCAGGGCTGCATTTAGGTTTACCGGAAAAGGTGATTTTGGCAGGCTACGCAATGATGTCTTGAAAACCGTTAAGGCAATGCGTCAGTTAATAGTTGACAGGCGTGAAGCGTTAGCACAGCAAGGTAGTAAGCAAACAACACCAACAGGTCCTGATCCCGAAATTGCTGCTTTGCAAGCACGAATCAATTCTCTTTTGGAACAGTTAAATCAAAAATCACAAAAAACGGGAAAATCGTCCGGGCCCATTGAATTATCAGATGCTGAACAGCTTGTTCTGCGACTTAAAGAGCAAGAACAAACATTAGAAGAGCAGACTAAGCTAGCGGCTGCAAAGACTAATGAGCAAAGAAGAGAAATACAACTTCAAATTGACCTAGAAAACCTTGAAAATTTACGAACTAAAGCTAATTCAGACATCGTTGATAGCGTAAAGAAAGGTACGCAAGCATTGTTCGATCAACAGGTGCAAACAGAAAATAATATCAAGGCAGACAAGGATAAAGCAGATGCACTAAGAAAAGCCCAGTCAGAAGAAAAGAAACGCGTTGATGAATTAAAGAACGTTTACCAAGGCATCGGTGACACGATTGCCGATGGCGTTGTTGATGCCCTTAAAGGTGCAGTAGATGGCACAACATCTTTGGCTGATGCTGCGACAAGTTTGCTTAATGATCTTGCCAATCAGATGTTGCAGGTCGCTCGTAACATGCTTTTCTTTGGCAACATAACCGGAACTCTTGCGGGAGGGAGTGGCATTTTAGGATCTTTGTTTTCAGGGTTCCTTGCTAATGGCGGCACTGCAATGGGTGGCAGGTCTTATGTCGTAGGAGAGAAAGGCCCTGAATTGTTTACGCCTGGCAGGACAGGAAGCGTCGCCCCAGCAGGCAGCTTTGGTGGAGCTAACGTTGTTGTAAATGTCGATGCTTCTGGAACACAAGCACAAGGCAATCAGCCAAACGCAAAGGCACTGGGTGCTGCCATTGGTGCAGCTGTGCAAGCTGAGCTGGTTAAGCAAAAACGTCCTGGAGGCTTACTGAGCTAATGGCTACCTTTCCTTCAATCAACCCGACTTATGGCGTGCAGAAGCGCAGTGCGCCTCGTGTGCGTGCAATTCAGTTTGGTAGTGGCTACCAGCAGCGTGCGCAGTTTGGGATACAGCAGAACCCGAAGGTCTATAACCTGACCTTTGAAGTGTCAGAGACTGACGCTGACACAATCGAAGCATTTCTGGATGCACGCGCTGCAGTTGAAAGTTTTAACTTCACGCCACCAGGTGAAAGCAGTAGCAGCAAGTTTGTTTGTCGTGAATGGTCAAAGTCGATTCCATATTTGAACCGGGCTACTGTTACGGCTACGTTTGAGCAAGTCTTTGAGACCTGATGGCCTATCCGTATTACAACGTTGACGGCACCAAGTCGATTCACGCTTGGCAAGCTAATAGAGAGTATGCGATTGGGGATGTAGTTCGTGCCAATCCATCAAAGGGCAACACTCTTGCTTTTAAGTGCATTCAATTACGTGCTGTTGCCCCTGGCGAGAAACCTAAATCAGATACTGAAGAATTTTATGCAACCTTTCCTGAAAACGAGCCATCGTTTCCGTTCAAGATTGCGACTGAACTGCAAGACAACGATATTACGTGGTTGTCGTTTGAGCCGTTAGCAGAAGAGCTGCTGCGCCTTGCGCCAACTGCAATTATTGACCTGTTTGAGATTCAGCTAACTGAAGCTGTTAATGGTGTAAATGATATATTGCATTATCACCCTGGCAAGAACGGCTTAACGGAAGATATCAAGTTTGGCGGCCAAACCTACCCTGCGGTTCCTGTAGAGATTGACGGTTTTGAATTTTCCGCAAAAGGAACGTTGCCACGCCCAACGCTTCGAGTCGCCAACGTTAATAATGCAATTACTAGCTTGATGCTGCTATACAACCCACTGGCGGCAGAAGTCAGACGCATCCGCACGTTTGCCAAGTTTATCGACACAACAAACTTCAATGAGGATGTTGGGTTTACTCGTGAGTCGGATGTAGAAGATTTTTTGATTACGCAAGATGGGGACACTTTGATTGAGGAGACGTTTAACGACACTGCTGACCCTGATGCCAAAATTGTTGAGACCTGGTACATCGACAGGGTTTCCTCAGAGAATCCTCAGTTTGTAGAGTTTGAGCTAGCGCCAAAGCTTGATCTGACGAACTTAGCTTTGCCTCGCAGGACTATTGAAGAATTCTGTCCGTGGACTTATCGCGGTGGTAGGGAGTGTCCTTATGTTGGTGACGATTGTTTTACGATTGATGATCAGCAAATAACTGGTGGCACACTAGAGGAAAGAAAAGCTGCAGATGTTTGCGGCAAAAGACTGTCTAGCTGCCAGGCAAGATTCGGTCCGGAAAACTTGCCTTTTGGAGGATTTTATGGCGCAAGACTTCAAGCGTGAAGCCGAAAGGCACGCACACGCTAAATCGCCTGAGGAGTCATGCGGATTGATTGTCAATGACAGCTATTTCCCATGCCGCAACATTGCGCCTGAGCCTAGGGAAAACTTTGTAATTGATCCTGTTGACTATGCACGAGCTATGTACTTCGGTCCAATCGAAGGCGTAGTTCACTCGCATCCAAAAGGCACACCTGTTAGCGATCATGACCGTGACGCTTGCAAGCAAACTAAACTGCCTTGGTACGTTTTCTCTGTACCGGATCAGCAATGGTTGATTATCGACCCTTAGTTGGTCAGCATTGGCAGTACGGCAAACAAGATTGCTACACACTGGTGCGGCAATACTATGAGTTGATCGGCGTTAAGTTGCCAGACTTTCCGCGACCTGAGGATCTTGGTACGACAGATAGCATTTTTCTGCGTTACGCAAAGTCACTTGAATTTAAACCTGTCGCGTTAGACGATCGACAGAAGAGCGATCTGTTGGTGATGCGCCTTGGTACGAGAACACCAATGCACGGTGCAATTTATGTAGGCGACGACAAGATCCTGCACCAACGTGTAGACAGCATCAGTGCGGTAGAACCGTTGCGGCAGTATTATCGAAAAAGAATTGCGGCTGTGTTTCGTCATGCAACTTGTCATGTTGGCAGGTGAGCTTGGCGAGAAGTACGGCAAGCACCACGAGTATTACAACCTTCAGACGCCAGCAGATGCGATCAAGCTGCTGTGCATCAACTATCCAGCGTTGAAGCAGGAGCTGATGCAGGCGCACCATAACGGCGTTGGGTACAAGGTTATCCAAGGTGGTGCGGCAATGGGATATGACGAGTTGCAGTTGCCGTTTGGGAGCAAGCCATTGCTTGTGGTGCCTGTGATTTCTGGTGCGGGTGGTGGCAGTACAACACAGATATTGATTGGGGTTGGCTTAGTTGCTGCGTCGTTCTTGCTGCCTGGTGCTGGTTTATTTGGAACGACCAGCTTTTTTGGTGTTGGTGCGTTGACTACTGCTGCTGGCACGGCAACTGTTGGGACGTTGATTGGTACAGGTTTAAGTGCAGTCGGCGCAAGCTTGATTCTCTCTGGCACTGCAAACCTGATCTCACCGCAGCCACAGCTTGGCAATCTTGGTGCTAACAGGATTAGAGGCGAAGGCACAAACGTACGCGGTCCTGGCCCTGATGGCGTTACGCGTGGTGCAATGGGTCAAGCAAATTACGCTTTCACCGGACCAGCTAACACTGTTGGAACTGGAGCGACAGTGCCTGTAATTTACGGTCGTGTGATTGCAGGAAGTCATTTGCTAGCTGCCAACCTTGTTGTTTCTGATGATTCAGACCCGCTCAAAACAACAACGCAAGCGCCAGGATTACAAACTTTTAGTATTAACGGCGAGAAAGTTACTCGTGAGCTAGAAAGCCATGGCGGACTAAAGGGGCGAAAAGATATTAAAGAAATTAAAAGCTCTGACGCAGATAAGAAAAAAAGAATTCTGGTTAATAAGACGTTTGGTCCGACCAACAATCAGACTCTTGACGAAGAGCAAAAAATCACTGAAGTTGACGACTTAAAGTACATTAAAGACAAAAGAAAAAGCCTGGATATTTTATTTAAGATAGAAAAAGGGTTGTTTGATTACGTTGCCGACAAGGGTTCAACTAAGATAGACGGCTTCATCAGGTATAGGATCACTGCAACGCTGGAAGGCGGCAGTGGTGACGATGTAGATGTTGCGACTGCTGATGTGACCGTACAGGGTCTCTTTTACCAAAGCAATAAAATTGTCTATGGGCACAGGCTGCAAATGCCTAAAGTCCCCGACAAGAATAGAGTGGAGATTGCAGTTGAAATTATTGATGTTGGAGTGCATGATGATGCAACGCTAACCCTGCACGCTTACGGTTACAACCTTTTGGACGGAGACGACTAATTCGCCATGGCTCTCAACTCTAAGACCACGCTAAAAATCATTGACGCCCTGTGCGAAGGTCCGATTGAGGGCTTGGTAGAGACAGGAGATCGCGAAAAGAAAAGCGTTTTTTTAAACGAAACAATAGTTACGCGTAAACAGCTTACTGATAAAACTGTTCAATTTTTGACAAAAGAAGGAACAGGCACGCAAGGCCCGTTTGAAACTGGGTCTACTTTTCAGGATCAGCAGACAACACTTGAAGAGGTTAATCAGGAAATTGGGTCCAGATATAGTGAAAAATTGACTGAGGACGGTACTAATCAAGTTAAAAGAGGAGGACGAAATTACGGCGAAGGTCAAGTCACACGGGCTATAACGGATGTTGACGTTGACTTTGTTGAGCTTACATTTACTATTCCACAGCTGTATTGCGTTGCCGTTGAGGGTTTGGCACGGGGGCAATTATTTTTTGCGCAAATTAAACTACAAGTGGACATCTGCGGACGCGATGGCGGCTGGAGCACAGTAGATATAGAAGTCGAAAACCAAGAAAAGAAAAACATAATCAAAGGTATTTGCACCTCTCCTTACCAATTCAAAACGCAAGCTATTGATCTTACAAACAAGAAAGGCCCTTACAGAATCAGAGTGCGCAAGGTTGCGTTTGCAGAGCCTGAGGATGCTTTTGAAATATCGTTTAAGGATTTTGAGGATCTTCCGAAAAGAACTCCTATAGCCAATAAGCGAGCTGATCAAATCTTTTGGACCAACATAGTTGTTGGCAAAAAATTTGGCACGGCCTATCCGCACACGGCGCTTGTATCTCTCAGCCTGGACGCAGAGCAGTACAGCACATTACCTGCAAGAGCGTATGACGTAAAAGGTCTCAAAGTAAAAATACCGTCCAATGCAACTGTCGCAAAAAGTGGCAGGTTGAAATTCGATAATGTGCCATTTGACGGCAGCTTGCAAGAAAATAGGGCTTGGACAACGTGTCCCGTTTGTTGCTTCGTCGATCTGCTCACCAACAGGCGATATGGCGCGGGCGATTTTATTGATCAGTCAAATATCAACTGGGTTGATCTAATTGAAATTGCGAAATACTGCAATGAAGAGGTTGAGTATGTAAATGATCAGGGTGAAGCAAAAAAAGAAGCACGATTTGCAATCAACACGGTTATTGGATCGCAGGCTGAAGCGTTTAGCGTCCTGCAGGACATGGCTAGTGTCTTCCGTGGAATGCTGTTCTGGAAGTCAGACAACGTACAAATTGCGGCTGATCATGGAGGATTGGACGACGGAGATGTTCCTGCAATTCATGTCTTTAGCAATTCAAACGTTGTTGATGGCAGTTTCTCTTACAGCGGATCGTCACTCAAAACACGCAGCACAAGAGTGCGTGTACGGTACAACGATCCTGACAACTTCTATAAGCCAAACTTTATCTGTATAGAAGATAGAAGCCTGATTGATAAATATGGCGTACAAGAGAAAAGCGTCGTTGCGTTTGGCTGCACGTCTAAGTACCAGGCTCAACGCATGGGGCGGTGGATCATGCAATCCGAAAAGCTGCACGACGAAACTGTAACGTTCTCAGTTGGCCTTGAAGGTTTGAATGTCTTGCCTGGTCAAATGTTTGAGGTGTCGGATGAGATGCGTTTTGGGACGCGATTAGCTGGCCGCATCGTTGGCGTTAGTAACGACAGCACGCCTCCATTTGTTCGTATAGATCAGACAGCGTCTTTGCCCTCTGGTACGAACAATAAGCTGACTGTTGTCATGAAAGATGGCACAGTTGAGACAAGAGATATTGCAAGCGTAAGTGGCAATGAAGTAAGGCTTGCATCTGCTTATACGCAGGTGCCGCCTGACGATGCGTTATATGCGATCAAAAACGATTCTGCTGTTATGTCTAAATACCGTTGCCTTTCAGTGGCTGAGGGTGAAGAAGGGACATATGCGGTTGTAGGCGTCAAACATGTTGATGGGATTTACAGGATTGTTGAGGAACGGGCTAACAAACTGGATTCACCAAATCCGTTTTTCTATGGAGCGGAGCCAAACACACCTACAGGCATAAAGATTACGTTCCAGCAGATTGATGACGGGCGAAACACAACGAATCGAGCAACAGTTTCTTGGACGCGTGGTTTGTCGGGTTCTGTTATCAGTTTCAAGGTTCGATATAAAGTTGGCGACGGCAACAACTGGATCAACCAAACTACAAATAACAACTCGATTGACATCAGCACAGGGCTTGTTCCTGGCAAGCAGTTGATCGTGCAGGTCAAGGCGATAGGGCCTGATCCTGATCGCAAAGAATCTGCTTATTCGACCGGAGTAATTAGGGAGATACCTGTCGGTGGAACGAGTGACGACACATCAGATTTAGCGCAAGTTACTTTGCCGCCTGATCCAGAAGACGTAACGATTGAGGCTATTGGCGTTGATCAAGTTGCATTGCGTTGGGGCGCAACGGCAAGCGGTCAAAAACTTGAGGCTTTCGTTGCAGTCATCAAGCATTCATCAAAAACGGACGGCAGTGGTTCCTGGTCGAACAGCACTGTGCTTCGCAAGGTTGAAGCACGTACAACATCAGTTGTACTGCCTTTGTTGAATGGCGAGTATTTGATCAAGTTTCAAAACGAGCAAAACTTGCGTAGTGCCAGTGCAGTCAGTGCATTGATCAACATTCCAGACGGGATACCTCGTCTCAATTATGAAGTCATCAGGGAAGATCAGCTCGCCAATGAGTTTGGCGGCGAAAAGGTTGGTGTTTATTACAGCACGGACTATGACGGCTTAGTTCTTGATGGTGATGCGTCGTTTGATGCAATTTTAAGCCTTGACGGTTTTACTGCAAATATCGACACACATTTTGGAACGCAGCTTGTTCGCGGCGAGTACTTTTTCCAGAACACAGTAGATCTTGGCGGCAAGTTCAGCGTGCGTATGCAGCGGGTCTTAGCGGCTAGAGGCCTTTACCCGAGCCAGTTAATTGATGATCGCACTGAGTTTATCGATACATGGTCTGATTTTGACGGTGACGTGCCTGACGATACAAACGTTGAGGTGTATTTCCGCAAGTCAGACAACGCCGAAACGGTTTCAGACTTTGTTTACGAGGATGGTACGGACAAGATCCAATATGAAGACAGTTCAAATATCGAACAAAATTCTGTCTTAGCGTTTGACGACTGGATACCGCTGGAAAACAACGTGTATGTGGGACGAACGTTCCAGTTTAAAGCCGTGCTGACGACGGATCATGTTGACCAAACACCAATCGTGGACGAATTGGGTGTGACGTTGCAGTTTGAGCGTCGTACTGAAAACAGTGGAACGATTGATTCTGGTGCTACAAGCAAGTCAGAAACTTTTGAAAAGGCTTTCTATACCGATGCCGACACAGAAGTCACCGTAGGCATTACGGCATTAAATATGCAGAGCGGTGATTACTACAGGTTGACAAATGTGACAGGAACAGGCTTTACGATCACCTTCTATAACAGCAGCAACACTGTCATCGACAGGAAATTCCAGTACACTGCGATAGGATACGGAACACAGCAGTCCTAAGGCATCGTTATGGCGCAAGCTGATGGTGAGGTTGCAAACCAAAGTGGCGCGGCCGTTAGGTCTGATTTAAATCAGCAGCTAGCAGCAATTTTTACGAATCACAGTGGCCCTACTGAGCCGCCAGTGCCAGCTGCTCGCCGAATTCATCAGTGGTGGTACGACGAAAGCAACAACATTCTTAAAATCAGAAACGAAGCAGATAACGGCTGGATAAACGTTATTGATTTTAATGCAGGCGCAGAAGGTGCGTTGCATGTGCCTGTTGGTGCGGCAGCGACGACATCAATTCGTCCAGCAGCAGACGCTAACTCTGGCTTTTTCTTCCGTCAGGGTGATAACGCCGGTACTGATGGTTATGGCTTTGGCTATGCCATGAACGGGATCGAGTATCTAACAGTTGAAGCAAACACAGCGGCTGGTAGTGACGACCCTAGCCTTTGTTGGCTTTCAAGAGACGCAAACATAAATGAAACAAGCGCAAGCAGCGCTGGCGTTAAGATGACGCAAGCTGGTCGATTGATTGTTTGTAAAGACCAAGGCTTTGTGCTTGGCATCAACCGCATGAATAGCACCGGTGATGCGGTGTTGTTTAACAACAATCCTTCTGGCGGCTCTTCCGCGACTGTTGGAAGAATTAGTGTCACAACTTCAAGCACTTCATATGTTACATCGTCTGATCACAGACTAAAAGAAAACGTTGTTGAGCTTACAGGTGCAAAAGCTCGTCTACAGCAGCTAGCTGTTAAGCGATTTAATTTTATTGTTGACCCGGATACAACTGTTGACGGTTTTCTCGCTCATGAGGCACAAGCCGTTGTGCCGGAAGCGGTTACAGGGACTCACAATGAAGTTGATGCAGATGGGAACCCTGTCCATCAAGGCATTGATCAAGCCAAGTTAGTGCCATTGCTAACGGCAGCATTGCAGGAAGCTTTTGCTGAAATTGCTGCTTTGACAGCTCGCGTTGAGACCTTGGAGGCTGGCTGATGGCTGATAGAAAGATCTCGGCCCTTGACCCACTAGATAGTCCAGCAGCCGGTGATTTGTTTGTCGTAGTTGACGTAAGTGAGCCGACTGACGCAACCAAGAATAAAAGGCTGACGTTTGAGACGCTGCACAAGTCTGTTGGCGATGGAACGGAAACTGGACCATCGATCAGTTTTTCAAGTGATGCAAATACAGATGGATTTTTCAAGCCTGCTGCGTCTGAAGTCGCGGTTGCTATCAATGGAACGTATAGCAGCAAGTTCACAGCAGCTGGATTCCAGGTAGGCACTGGAACGGCAGCAGCACAGCTGCACCTGTTCAGCACTGATACAACCGATCAGGTCATCATTGAAAATACTGATGCTGGTCTAGATACAGCGCCTGACGTGGTGTTGTATCGCAACTCGGCTTCGCCTGCTGCTGATGATTTTCTCGGCAACCTTGAGTTCAGAGGCAAAAACGATGCAGCTGAAACCATTGCCTACGGCCAAGTTTTTACAAAAATCGCTGACGCAACTGATGGCAGCGAAGATGGCACGCTCCAGCTGATCACAATTGCTGCTGGCACCTCAGCTGCTCGTGTAACGGTCAAAAGCGACAAGGTTGGAATCAACGAGGCTGACCCACAGCATCCGATCCACATCACGGAATCGGTTGCAAACACTGGTTTGTTCATCGAATCAGCTGAAGCTGTTGCCGTAAGTGCTGCTGACATTACGCTGTATCACCACAGAGGTAGCAGCGTTTCTGGTCAAGACGCTGATGTCCTAAGCACCATCAGGTTTCAAGGCAACAACGACGCTTCAACGCCTGAGCAGATTTTGTTTGGAGCGGTTGAAGCCAGCATCGTTGATGCCAGTGATACGACTGAAGACGGCAAGCTTGATTTCAAGGTGCAGTCTGCTGGCACATTGACGAGCATCGCTGCGATTACAGCCGCCAATGTCACACTTGGCAGTCGTCCAATTTTGCCAACTCATACACCTGCATCAGCTACTGCTACTGGCACAGCAGGTGAGGTGGCATGGGATGCAGATTACATCTACATCTGTACTGCCACAGATACCTGGAAACGGGTTGCTATTTCAACGTGGTCGTGATGGCGGTAGCATTAGTTGGAGGTTGAGGAGTCATGGCAAACGCAAAGATTACTGATCTGACTGAGCTAACAGCAGTTCAGGGATCTGACGTTTTGCCGATTGTTGACACGCTCAACGATCAGACCAAGAAAGTCACCGTGACCAATGTGGTTGCGACTGGTCTGGGTACAGGAGTTATTACAACTGACAAGATTGCTGACGATGCGGTCACGGCAGCAAAACTTGAGGACACAACAGTTACGGCAGGGAGTTATACGATTGCCGATATTACTGTTGATGCACAAGGTCGTTTAACAGCCGCGTCAAATGGAACAATTACGCTGGCTGATGGATCAGTCACTTATGCCAAGATCCAAGATGTCAGCGCAACTGACAAGTTGCTTGGCCGCAGCTCTTCTGGTGCGGGTGATGTAGAGGAAATTACATGCACTGTTGCAGGCCGTGCATTACTTGATGATGCAGACGCCTCCGCTCAACGTACGACACTTGGTTTGGCGATTGGCGTTGACGTACAGGCTTTCGATGCTGATACCGCCAAGACAGATACGACCCAAACGTTTAGTGCTGCACAGACGTTCACAGCACAGTCAGTGCATAACGGTGGTCTGACTGTTGATGGTCCTTATGAGCAGACGGTTGAAGCTGTTTCAGCACTCGACATTGATCTAAGTACCGGCAACTACTTTACGAAGACGATTTCTGCTGCATCTACGTTTACGTTCAGCAACCCTCCGTCATCTGGAACAGTTGGCAGTTTTACGCTTGAACTGACTGTGCAGACAGGTGGTACGGCTCAATGGCCGTCCTCAGTAAAGTTCCCAGGCAACAATCCTCCAAATATAACGGCAGGCAAGACCTCGATATTTGTCTTTATCACCGATGACGGCGGTACACGCTATCGCGGTGCATTCCTTGCCGACTACGACAACTGAGTCCAATGGCGATCCAGCTTAAGCGCAGCAGTACAGCTCACAAACGACCGACGCCATCAGCGATGTCGGCTGGTGAAGTGCTGGTCAACAACAATGCAGCATCACCTGGTCTGTTTTTTAAAGGCAGTGATGGCGCTTTGGTCAAAGCTGGTCCTGTTCATATCGGTAGCAGTGCTCCAAACTCGTCTCCTGCTGGTCAATCTGGCGTTCAAAAAGGTGAGCAATGGCTTGATACAAGTGTCACGCCAAACAAACTGAAGGTTTATGACGGCACGCAGTGGGTTTCGACAACGCCCACGGTGTCAGAAGGTGGTCAGGGTGCAATTCTTCAAAACCTGCAAACTATCGACGCTGATGTAACTTTGACGAGTTCGTATAATGGCTTTAGTGTTGGACCGGTTGCGGTAGACACTGGCGTCACAGTTACTGTTTCAGCCGGGTCTACCTGGCACATCATTTAAGCCATGTCCTACGGAACAGTCAAAGTCAATCAGATCACGACCAGCACCCAGACGGTAACGGTCGATAATCTCGTTGACTCTTCAGCTGCTACGACGTACACCGCGTTGCAGACGTTGAACGCAGGGCTTGCAGTAGACGGACCATATAAGCAAGCCGCTGAAACGATCTCAGCTTTAGACGTGGATTGTTCAACGGGAAATTACTTCACAAAATCCATAAGCAGTAGTTCGACCATAACTTTCAGCAATATCCCCGCATCTGGAACGGTGTGCGCTTTTACGCTTGAGTTGAGTCTTACAGGCAGCGGCACTACCATCACTTGGCCGTCTTCTGTTTACTGGAATAACGATGCTGGTCAAACAGCTCCGACCCTGACAGATGCACGGAAGCATCTGTTTACCTTTATCACTTCGGACGGTGGTACTACCGTACGCGGTGCAGCTCTTTTAAACTACACCGCCTGAGGCTAAGTATGGATCCGATCACCCGTGCTATTGCGTCTGCTGCTGCTGGAGCGGCGGGTGCTGGTGATGCGACTTATGTCGATGATGTGTTTAGCACCACGCTATATACCAGCAACGCTTCATCAAACTTTGATGGTACGGAGCAGGTTATCACAACCGGAATTGATCACACTGAAGGGTTTTTAACATGGATCAAAGACAGAGATACAAACAATGATCATGTTTTGTTTGATAGTGAGCGGACTGGCACATATTATCCCTGGCTTTATTCAAATGATGATGCTGTGGAGCAAGATACCGCAGATATTTTTAAAAACCCAACTTCAACAGGTTTTACAGTAAAAGCCGCTACTTCTGGCTCGGGGACAATGAGAACTAACCCGACCGGAAGCAAGTCTATGGTTTCTTGGAACTTCCGCAAAGCACCGGGGTTCTTTGATATTGTGACTTATACGGGAACTGGCTCAGCGCATAGTATCTCTCATTCATTAGGGTCTGTGCCTGGAATGATTATCTACAAAGCGATTGACCATACTAGAGAGTGGATGGTTTATCACAGAAGTCTTGGAGCAAGTCAAGCGGTCGCATTGAATCTTACTAACGCAGCATTTAGTACATCTGACTTTGGCTCCGGCCCAACTTCTACTCAGTTCTCCGTAGGCAGTGGTGCGGTAAATAACACTTCAGGTAAAAATTATATTGCCTATATCTTTGCCCACGACGATCAATCGTTTGGAACGAATAGCGACGAGAGCATTATTAAGTGTGGGAGCTTTACCGTTACTGGCAATGCGTCGACCGGTGATTTTATTGATGTAGGCTTTGAACCTCAGTTCGTTCTCACAAAAACAAAGGACATTACTAACGACTGGGTAATAGGTGACGTCATGCGTGGGGCATCACACAATGAATTTAAGTATTTACTGCCAAATTCCTCAAACGCTGAAGGCACATTATCCTCAGATAATTTTTACGCTACATCTACAGGCTTTCGCTATCGAGCTATAGGTGGTTCTGTCGGTGATGAAGTTATCTACATGGCAATCCGGCGTCCGCATAAGCCGCCGACTGCTGGAACGGATGTGTTTAAAGCTGTTCAAACGACTTCGCAGCCGATAAGCGTTGGCTTCCCTACTGACTTGCACATTAGCGCTGAGACGAATTCTGGTGGCGCTAGGTATTGGGTTCCGAGGCTAACTAACAATTATTTGAATTCCCATTCTACCAGCCCAGAATCAGCAGGAAGTACGTATTTTAAGTTTGATCTACAAGATAGCTTTAGCACGGGCAGTTTCTTTGGCAGTGCTCAGACTATTAACTGGCAGTTCCGCCGCGCCCCAGGCTTCTTCGACGTGGTGACTTATACGGGAACAGGCAGTAATCAATCTATCTCTCACAACCTTGGCGCTACTCCTGAGCTGGTAATTGTTAAAATAAGATCCGGCAATACTAGGCAGTGGATTGTATGGACTCCTGACATAACAGAGGGCAAGACTCTTAGGCTAAACGACTCTACCGCGGAAGACAATAATATACCTAACGCTTTTCAAGCTAACAGCACTTTTACCGCCACTAACTTTGGAGTAGGCACTAATGATTCGACAAATGGAAGCGGCTATAAATATGTGGCCTTTTTGTTTGCATCTCTAAGCGGCATAAGCAAAGTTGGCACTTATTCTGGCACAGGTAGTAACATCAATGTTGACTGTGGATTTACAGCAGGTGCTCGTTTTGTCATGATAAAAAGAACTGACACCGAAATAAATCCTGATCCCGGCACAGATTGGTACGTATGGGATTCAACCCGCGGCATTGTCAGCGGTAACGATCCCTATCTCCTGTTGAATACAACTACTGCTCAAGTCACCAACACTGACTACATTGATCCGCTGAATGCCGGGTTTACAGTTACCTCGTCAGCCCCTGCTGCCCTTAATACCAGTGG